TCAGATGCTCCTGCGGCGCGGAGCGCCCGGGTCTTCTTCACCTGTGTGCTGCGGCAGAATGCCCAGCAGCTGATCCACATTGCGCTGAATATGCGGCTGTGCGCGGTATGCCGAAAGCAGACTGCTTTCATGCGCGGTGAGAAGAAGCGGGGCGTTATCCTGCGGGTCGGCGGTGAAGCCGAATAAATAAGACGGGGTGCATTCCAGTGCCCGTGCCAAGGGAAGAATTTTGCATTTCGGGATATCGTTTTCTCCCGATTCGATTCTTGCAATGGTGGAGGGGTTTTTGTAGCCGGCACGCGCGGCAAGCTCAGCCTGGGTAAGGCAGAGCTGAAGGCGACGCTGCCGAATCAGCTTGCTCATTTCCATGTTGCTCGTACCTTTCACTTCATTTTTGTATTCCCATTATACTATATAAGTGATTTCCAGTCAATATTTTTTGAAAAATATGGAAGTTTTGATTGACATTTTTTAATTTTAATGGTAATATTTAGTTGTGATTATGAATCACAACTCAGAAAGGAGGTGTACCATGGTAAATACTGCCCTGCTGCTGAACGCAATTACGCGCTGCGGCAAAACGATTTTAGACTGCGCCGCGGCGCTCGGCGTTTCAAAGAAAACCATGAAAAGAAAGATTCAGAATACCGCGCAATTCAAGGCAAGTGAAATTGAGAAGCTGATCGTGCTTCTTTCGCTTTCAAAGCAACAGTTTGAAGCGATATTTTTTTGCGCTGTTTTGTGATTAAAAATCACAAAACAGGAATCGACATATTCCTACATTTTCAGGCGGCAAAAATCGACGAGAATTGCAAAATTCCAATTTTGGAAATCTTCGAAAACCCTTATAATATCAATATTTTTTTAACTTTTCCATAAAAACTCAGAATGTTTTATGCAGAAAAAATGAGCTTTATATGGCAGAAAAAAGAATGAAAAAATCGAAAAAAGTCGCACTGATTTTTTGCGTCGCCGCGCAAAGATGGCAAAGTTGTCAATTGTTGTATGTGCGATGCGGTATGATGGAAATACAGACAGCGCAAGACGCTCCCTGACAAAAGAAACGAGGAAAGAAACATGAATGCAAATCTGAAGCAAGAATGGATGCAGATTTTATCCGGGATGGAACGCGGCGCTTTGGTGCAGCTGTGCGCTGTGCTGACGGAGGAAAACGAAATTCTGCGCCGCATGCAAAAAAGACCGCGGACGACCGTGCGGGAAAGCGCAACGGTGCTGCCGCCCCAAAGAGCGCAGGCAAAGGAGGCGCGCTGATATGCGGCGGGACCATATTTCCGAATATGCGGCGCATGCCTTTTCCTGTTACGGCGCGTGGAGACGGCAGGGCTGCCCTCTTGCGGAGAAAAGCGAAGCTTTTCTTGCTGATATGGAGGCATGCCGCCTTGCTTTATCCATTTTGAGCGCAGAGCAATATGCGGCGGTCAGCGCCGTATATTTCGCGCCGATTCGGTCGCTGCGGGACCGCTGTGCGGCGGTGCGCTATCATGCAAGCCATGGCGCGTATGCGGATGAGCGGACCATTTATCGCTGGTTGGCTTTTGCGCGCGGGGAATTTGCAAAGGCGCGCGGGCTGAATGCAGAAGAATAGAGAGCGGTTTGCAAAAATGAGAAACAAAAGGCGACGGCAGGCGCTGCGGATGCAGGGCAGGCTGCCGCTTTTTTGAGCGGCGTGTTTTTCCGGAGAGCATTTTTAAAATCGGTGCCGGGTTTTTAAAAGTTGTCAATTGTTGCGCCGTATTCCCGCTATGATAGAAAGCGAAGAGGCGCGAAGCGCTCAGCCGATCGGCAAAAGCGGGGGATATCTATGCAACAAAGGCTAAAATATACGCCGCAGCAGTTGCGGACGGAAATAGAACGGTACTTTTCCTCTATAACAACCATACACCAAATGGATACTTTGAATCAACTCGGGGAGCCGATTCGCAAAGAGGTGTTTATTACGGCGCCGACTTTGGAGGAGCTGGTGCTGCGCCTCGGAATTTCCATGCGGGAATGGGAGAGCTATTGCGCGGGATGCCCGCAGTGCCCCGGAATGCGGCAAGCCGGACGGCGCCGATACCGAGCAGCGGCAGAATATGCATATAGCCGCCTTTGCGTATGGCTTGAGCAGGAACTCTTGACACGAAACCGCGGCAGCCTGAGCGCGCTCGGAGAGCGCCTTGCGCAGTATTGCGCAAAGCGGGAGCAGTGCTATGAACAAAAGCCAAGCGGCACCGTGCAGACGCTCGGGGAAAAAGAAATGTTGCTGCGGCAGCTGACGGCGGTTTTCGCGGAAAATCCGAAAGCTTCTATGCAGGAGGAGGAAATGCCCGAAAGCCCGTACAATGTGCAGGAGCTTCGCGGCACCGCGGCGGAGCTTTGCGGTGCAGCAGGCGAGTATGGCGGTAATGAGGAAGAACAGGAGGAAGAAGAAAGATGAAAGAGGACACCCCTGCTGCGAGCTGCAGCCAAGCAGAGGAAATTTTGCTGTCTTTGTGGAGAGAAAATCCGCTGGCGCGCGATTGCTCGGGCTGCCGATATTTGCAGCCGCTGTTCGGCGGAACACCGTTTCTGATCTGCGGATATATGCTCAAAAGCGGGCAGCCGCGCGGCTGTGCGCCGGGGGCGGGCTGTACGCGGCGGGAAGAGCAGTCCGGAGTTTAAAAAACAAAGTGCGCTGTCTTGGTTTTTCCGCAGAAATTGCAGCAGAGGTGATGTGCAGAAACGGCAAGTGCGGCAGAGCGACAAAAGCGAAGAGGAGGGCGAAGATGGAAACGGGGGAAGCGCATCGGCGCGCGGCTGCATGGTGGCAGGAATTCACAAAAACAAATAATGCGGCGTTTTATCCCTTTATTTTTGACAGGCATCGCTATCTTGTACTCATGGGCGGGGGCGGCTCCGGAAAAAGTATTTTTGCAGGGCGAAAAATTTTGGAGCGGGCGGCGACGGAGCCGGGGCATCGCTTTTTGGTTTGCCGCAAGGTGGATAAAACGATAGAGCTTTCCTGTTTTTCGCAGCTCTGCGCGCAAGCCGGGCGCTATTATGCCGATGCGCTTGACAGAATTTTGAAATCGCCGCGCAGCCTGCAATTCAAAAACGGCTCGGAGATCGTTTTTTCCGGCCTTGATGATGTGGAAAAACTGAAAAGCATTGTCGGAATCACGGGGATTTGGATTGAGGAGGCATCGGAGATCACGGAAAGCGACTTCAATCAGCTGGATATTCGTCTGCGGGACCGCAGCCCGTATTATCAGCAAATCATTCTCTCCTTTAACCCAATTCATACACAGCATTGGCTGAAAAAGCGCTTCTTTGACCGCGACGACCCGCGGGCAAGGACAAGCCGCACGACCTATCGGGACAATCGCTTTCTCAGCGCGCAGGCGATTGCGACCCTGGAGGGCTTTCGGCAAACGGATGAATATTTCTATCGGGTGTATGCCCTTGGGGAATGGGGCATCAGCGGCAAGAGCGTGTTTTCACCCGCGGCAGTAGAGGCGCAGCTTGCAAAAGGGATCAAGCCGCTGTGCTGCGGCGAATTTTCCTATACATATGACGGGCTGCGTATGGGAGAAACGGCCTTTGTCCGCCAGGAGCAGGGCTGCGTTTTGATTTACACCGAGCCGGAACGGGGCGTGCCCTATGCAATCGGCGCGGACACGGCGGGCGAGGGCTCGGACAGCTTTGTGGCGCAGGTGCTGGACAACCGCACGGGAGAACAGGTTGCAACGCTTGCAATGCGGACGGACGAGGATGTTTTCGCACGGCAGCTGTATTGCCTCGGCATGTATTACAATACGGCGCTGCTCGGCGTTGAGGTGAATTTTTCAAGCTATACGACGCGGGAGCTGGAACGGCTGAATTATCCCGAAGCAATATGTGCGCGAGAGCGTGGATGATTATACGCATGCGCTGCGGCGGTCCTATGGCTTTCGCACGGATTCCAAGACGCGCCCTGTGATGATTGCAAATCTGATTCAAAGCTTTCGCGAGCACCCGGAGCTTGTGCGGGATGAAAAAACGCTGCGGGAAATGCTTTGCTTTGTTCGGGACGAAAATATGCGTGCCGCCGCGGAGACGGGCGCGCATGACGATTATGTGATGGCGCTTGCCATTGCCCATATGATCCGCCCGCAGCAGGCATATCTTGTGCCCGGAAAATACGGGACGGAGCGGTGGACAAAAAGCATGCTGCAGGATTATGAGCGCGCAAGCGCCGCAGAAAAGAAATATCTGAAAACCCTGTGGTGCGAAAAAGGATGAAAAAGCGAACAAAAAACGGAAGCGGAAAGGAAGAAAAGCATGAACAAAAAACAAAAAAAGCAGCTGCTGGCAAAATGGCAGGAGCGGCTTGCCCTGGCAAAGCAGGAGCACGACCGCCTTTACGGGGAGGCGGCGGATCGGCGGGAGCAGATCTATCGCGGGGAGAGAACAAAGATCGACCCTGTGATTGAGGACGACGGAGTCGCGCGCACGGGGCATGTCAGAAATATCGCGATGGAGCTGATCGAAAGCATGGTGAGCACAACCGTGCCGATTCCCAAGGTGCGGGCAAGACGGAAAGAGGATGAGGGGCGTGCGAGGCTGATAGAGGATATGCTGCGCGCAGAGCTTGACCGGATGAACACGGAGGAGCTGATTGATCTTGCGGAGAGAACCGTTCCGATTCAGGGCGGCTGCGGCTGGCTTGTGGAATGGGACCCGTGCAGCGGAACGCATGCGCAAAAGGGCGATGTTTGTCTCTCTCTTTTACATCCAAAGCTGATTTATCCGCAGCCCGGCATTTATACGGATGTTGCGGATATGGAATGGCTGATTCTCGCAGTCCCGCAGACAAGGGGATATCTTGCCCGCCGCTACGGAGTGGAGCTTGATGCGGGCGATGCGACGGAGGATCCGTCCCTGCGCGGCGTCGGAGAGGAGAGCGAGGAAAACGAAGAGCTTTGCACACAATATATCGCCTATTTCAAAAATGAAAACGGCGGAATCGGGCTGTTTTCCTGGGTCGGAGATACGGTTTTGCAGGCGCTTGAGGAATACCAGGCGCCCCTTTCAAAACGGTGCGAAAAATGCGGTGCAATCCAAAATGCGGCGATCTTGCCGCTGCAAACTAAGACTATGGACGGGACCTATCCGCAAAATGCGGGAGAGGGGCAGGAGCAGACACAGGGGCGCTGCCAATATTGCGGCTGTGACGCGCTGATCGATGTTGAGCAGGAGGAAGAGCTTTTGTACCTGCCGACAGAGCGCGGGTTTTCCATGGAGATGCTTTGCCCCGGGCAGACGCTTTCGGAAAATAAGGACGGCGGGCTGACGCCGCGTGTTGAACCGCTGCATATTCCGCGTTATCGCCCGGCGCTTTTCCCGGTGGTTTTACAGAAAAACACCTCGGCATACGGGCGGCTGCTCGGCGAGAGCGATATTGATAAAATCGCCGACCAGCAGAACACGACCAACCGCCTCAGCGCAAAAATCATTGAAAAGCTGCTGGGGGCGGGCTCGTATCTCACGCTGCCAAACGATGCAACGATCAAGGTGGACAGCGGAGAGCTGAAAATCATTCGCCTGGAAAGCCCCGCCGATAAGGCAATGATCGGTGTGCATACCACCCAGGGGGATATTTCGCAGGATATGAGCTATCTGCACCAGGTTTATGAGGAGGCGCGGCAAACGCTCGGCATTACCCTGACCTATCAGGGGCAGGCCGACAGCTCCGCGCAGAGCGGGAAAGCCAAGGAAATTCAGGCAAAGCAAAGCGCCGGGAGGCTTCAGTCAAAGCGGGTGATGAAGGAAGCGGCGTTCGCAAAGCTCTTTGAGCTGATTTTCAAGTTCAAGCTTGCCTATACAAGCGGCCCGTGCCCGGTGCCCTGCCGCGATGCCGACGGGGCGCAGAGCTTCACCGTGTTTAATCGCTATGATTTTCTGGAGCGGGATGAAGCCGGGCATTTTTATTGGAACGATGCTTTTTTGTTTTCCTGCGACCAGCAGTCCTCCCTGGCGGAGGACCGCGCGAGCATGATCGAGCAGACGCGGCAAAGCTATCTCTGCGGTTCCTTCGGAGAGCCGACCGAGCCATCCGTAAAGCTTCATTTCTGGCGGCTGATGGAGGCGCTGCATTATCCGAGCGCCGCGGAAACGGTTGCATTTTTGCAGGCACAGCAGCAAAAGCAGCAAGCGGCAAACGATGCGCCTCAAACGGCGGAGCTTCCACTTGTCTCCGCCGAGCAGGGGAGCATGCAGACAAAGCAGTTTTGACCCCGATGGGGGCAGCTGATACGCAGCCCGAAAGCGCAAACATGGGAAAACCGAAAGAAAGGAGAAGCGGCATGGAAAAGAAAAGCTACATAGGCCGTGTGAAAAACAGCGGCAGCCAAAGCGTTAAGGCACCGATTGCGATGCCAAAGCGCGCAAAAAGCGTGAAAAAAACCGGAACCGATCTGCGACAGAAATAAGCAACCTGAAAAATTACCCGTCTCACGGGAAAAAAGAGAAGGAGAAAAGGCATGGAACAGGATACCAAAAAGACGGATTTTGCAGAGCAAAACGAGCCGACAGCGCAGCCGCAGGAAGCGGCGCAGCAGGGCGGTGAGGTTGCCGAGGCACATTGCAAAAGCCACAGCAAGCCGAAGGAAAACGGGCCTATGACAGCACAGCAGCGACACGCCAATGCCGCCCGCCGGCGGGAGCGGGAGCTGGCGGAATTGACGGAAAAAATTCGGGTGCAGGAAAAAGAGCGCTTTGAAAAGGAGCTGCAGACGCTTTTGGTTCCGCAGGCTGCGGATGCATCAAATAAATCATCTTCCGCAAAAACGGAAGGAGAAGCTTTCAAAACGACGCCGAAGCGGGAGCCATTCGATGCGTCGGATGCGCCGCAGCCGGGCGGGGCAAAGGAAAACGAGGAAAAAAAGGCGGCGCCGCAGGAGGAAGCCCCTGTCAGCCAAACGCCGGATGGCATCTCACAAGAGGGAGAGCGGGAGACGCTATTGCAGCGGCAGACTGCGCTGCGGGAAGAGCTGGATGCGGTACAGCGCGAAAAAATTGCACTTTCCCTTGAGCATGAGCTTGCGGAGGTGCAGCGGCTGAATCCTGCCATATCGGATGTAAAGGCGCTTTGTCGTATGGAGGAGTTCCCGAAATTTTACGACTTTGTGATCAAAAACGGCTTGACCTTTGCGCAGGCATACCGCCTGACCTTTGGCGATAAGCTGCAAAAGGACGCAGCACAGGCGGCGCAGAAAACCGCTCTTGATGCGGAGCGCGGACTTGCGCATCTGGGAAAAACCGCGAGCCGCGGCAGCCTGCAAAGCGATGTTCCCGCGGAGCAGATGGAGCTGTTTTGCGCGTTTTGCCCGGAGCTGAGCGCCGATCAGATCCGTTCATGGTATCAAAAAAACAAGCGGGACTGAAACGCATGTAAATTCAAAAAGGAGAGAAAACAATGTTTATTCCATATAGTTACGGCGGAGAAACTCTGACCCCCCACCAGTATCTTCCTGCAGACGACGGCACCTACACCGTGGGAGATGCGCTGGTTTTGACCGGCGGGCATCTGCAAAAGGCGAGCGGCGCCGTAAAGCCGAGCCATATTGCCATGGCAAACAAGACGATTGCAACAGACGGAGAGATGCTTCCTGTAATCGCCGTGAAGGACGGCGTAATTTACGAGAGCCGCCTCAGTGTGGCAAGCGCATCCATTGCGCGCGGCACGGCATATACCATTGCGTCCGACGGCGCTTGTGTTACGGCAACGGCACAGGGCGTATTTTCCGTGATCGATTACGACGGGAAAGCCGCAGGCGATACGGTGCGCGGCGTTTTTGTGGATGCGCCGCCGGCTGGCACGAACCAAAGCAGCAACTGAGCGATAGGAGGAGATAAGTCATGGCAGGAATTATTTTTTCGGAAAACAGCATGCAAAACGATGCCGTATACGGCAAATATCAGGCGCCGATCCGCCTGATGATCGAAAAGAAGGCAGAGCAGTTTGAAAAGGAATCCAAAATTTCCGAGCTGTTCAGCGTGCAGAAATCGACGCATTTCGGCGAGGCGTATACCTCTATGACGGGCATGGACGACTGGCTGCCCGTCGGAGAAAACGGTTCGCATCCCGAAAACGGCATGCGGCAGGGCAGAGACAAGCTGCTTGTCAATGAAACCTGGAAGAGCGCATTTTCCATTTCGCGCGAGATGGTGGACGATTCCAACCTGATCGAGCTGCGCCGCCGCCCCGCTGCCTTCGTTGCGGCATACGGCAGAGCAAAGGAGCGCTTTGCGGCGAGCCTTTACGGCGCGGCAATGGACGGCAAGACCGAAATCACGATCAACGGCAAACGGTTTGACTGCTGCACGGCGGATGGGAAAGCGCTCTTTGCCGTGGACCACCCCGCGCTTTGCAAGGGAAAGGCACAGTCGAATTTGTATGCGGGGGATTTTTCCGCCTCCAATCTTTCCGTATTGGAAGAAAAAATGCAAAATTTCAAGGGCGAAAACGGGGAGCTTTTGAATATTTGTCCGGATACGATCCTCATTCCCAATAACGGCGCATTGAAGCAAAAGGTTTTTGCGGCAATCGGCGCGGATAAGGATCCTGCAACGGCAAACAATGCGTTTAACTTCCAGTTCGGCCGATGGAATGTGATCGTTTGGAATTATCTGAACGAGCACGTCAGAGGCACGCCCTGGGTATTGCTGGACAGCAATTATCTCAAAGACAACATGGCTGCCGTGTTCCAGAACCGCGTGGATATGGAGGTCACCTCCTCCATCGACCGTGATACCAATGCCAACCGCTGGGACGGCTATGCGCGCTTTACCGCTGGCTTTGTGGATTGGCGCTATGCATGCATCGGCGGCATAAGCAGCGGAACGGCACTCTCTTAATCGGGTTTTTCCGGGAGAAAAACGGGCGCGGCTGTATGCGGCAGATTGTCAGAAATACAGCCGCGCTTTTCCGAAGAAAGGAGGGAAACTATGACGATTTCGCAAATCATCGCATCTGTGGATGAATTGCGCCCCAATGCGTTTTCCGCCGCGCAGAAAACGCTGTGGCTTTCGGAGGCGGAAGGAATGGTGCAAACGGATATCATGCTTTTGGAGCCGTGTGAGGTAATCGCATATTCCTATGAGAAGGATAAAGATGCGGAGCCTTTGGTCGGCGCGCCGCATGATAAGCTATACCGCTCTTATCTGTGCGCGATGATAGATTTTTATCATGCGGAATATGCCGCTTATCAAAATTCTTTGGCGCAGTTCAATGCGCATCTGGCGGAATATACCACATGGTATGCGCGTCGCTATCGTCCCGCGGACGGCAAGGCACAGGCAAGAGGATATTATCTCAGCGCTTACGGTATTGCGGTTAAGCACGGGTACGCGGGCACGGAGGCGCAATGGCTGGAGAGTCTGCAGCCGCCGAAGATTCGAAAAATCACCGCGGAGGAAAGCGCGGCAAATATTGCGCTTGCGGACAACACGGAATACAGGCTCACGGGGGTGAGCGAGCTGACGCTCACTTTCCCCGCGGGGCAATTTGAATGCTGGCTGCGCATTGAGACGGCGCAGGGAGAGGCACCGCAGATCACATTTCCGGAAAGCGCGCGGTTTTTGGGGGCGGAGCCGGAATTTGCCGCGGGGCGATGCTATGAGATCTCCGTCAAGGACGGGGTGTGCATCGTCGCCGGGGAGGCGGCATGAACCGCCGCCGCGCGCTGCTGCTCTGCGGACTGCACAGAAAGCGCTGTGCACAGCTGCATGACAGGGCAAGGGCATCCCGGTATGCGGCTGCGGGCGCAGCGGATGCCGCAGGGCTGCGGCTCTTTGAGGCAGGCAGGGCAAAGCCCTCTGCCGCCGGGGCAAAAAGGACGGCACGGCGGGCAAAGGGATACGGCACGGGCGCTGCGAAAAACGCTCTGCACCTGCGCATCGGCAAGCGGATCCTGAGCGACACGGAGCGCATCACGGCAAAAAGCTGCGGAAAAGCTGCGGCAAAAGCAGCAAAGGGGCTGCGCTGCACCGTGCGCGCGGGACAGGCATTTTCGCCCACCCTGCAAAGCCGCATGCACCCGCACCTTTTTGCACAGAAGCTGCTGCGCGCAGCGGTGCTCACCCAAAAAAGCGGCGCATATGCCGCGGCACACAGCAGCAGAATGCGCGCCGCGGCGGCAGAGCACAGGGCACGCGCCCTGTATCGCGGGCATGCATATGCACAAAAGCTGCTCCGCCCCGCCATTCTTGCGCAAAAAACAAAGCACAGCGCCTTTGCCCGGGCATCACAGCCCGCCCCCGCGGCGGCAGAGCGCAGGGCACGCGCCCTGTATCGCGGGCATGCATATGCACAAAAGCTGCTCCGCCCCGCTGCCCTTGCACAAAGGACAAAGGCGCGCAATGCCCTGCGGGCACAGGCTGCCGCCGACGCGGCATGCGGGGCCGCGGCACAGGCTTTTCCGTTCCTTTTATCAAGGGCGCAGGCAGGAAAACGCCTGCCGGCGGCGCAGCGCGGCAAGGCAGCGGTTCTGGCAGCCGCCGCGGGAACGGACGCCGTCCCCGCGCGGCAGAAAACCACGGGGCAAAGCAGCCATGCCGCAAAGGCACTCGAAAAGACCCCACGCCCCGCAGGCGCGGAAAAAGCGGCACACAGCGCATGCAGCGCCGCCGTCTATTCGGAAGAAAAAGCACCCGCCGCAAGGCTTGCGGGCAAGGGGAGAGCAAGCGGCGCGCTGCAGCCGAAAACCGTGCGCACGCTTGCGGCTGCCCTTTGCTCCGCCGCGGGATCCTCCGCCGGCGGCACGGCGCAGCAGAGCGGCGGGAGCACCTGGGAAGCCCCCGTTTTTGCGGACGGCACCCTGACGGTGACCATGGTGTATGAAGCGGCGCAGCAGGGCGAGACGCTCTCCCTTGCATAACGAACGAAAAAAGGAGAAAAAACAAAATGATCAATGCAGCAAAACACGGCAAAGCAATTCTGGACGCGATGCTCTATACCAAGGATGTCGCCTCCAACGCATCGAATACGGTGACCTTTCCAAAGACCCCGTATCTCGGCCTGTTCACCACCATGCCAACGGTGAATGCGGACGGCACCTATACCTATACGGCAGGCGTGGAGGTGCAGCAGAACAGCACGCTTGCCAATAAGACCTATCGCCGCGTGGCGCTCTTTTCCAAGGGCGTTTCGGAAAAGAGGATCATGGGCACGGCGGAGATCGTCGGCGCCTCCTCGGTAAGCCCGGATGAGGCGGCAAAGGACACCGCAGCGGGCTTTTCCGTCGGCGCGGCGCGGGTGAGCAATCAGGACCTGATCTTCTTCCCGGAGGCGGAAAAGGAGGCATACGGCACCATCGTGGGCTTCGGTATCTTCGACGCCGTCAGCGGCGGAGACCCGTATTTCTTCGGGGAGCTTTCCGGCAGCAGCGGGCAGAGCGGCACGGTGACGGTCGGGCTGAACGAGATCCCCATTTTCCGCGTGGGCGATTTCCGCATCGCGCTGGAATAATGCCATGGCACGGTATGTGGAGCTGAGAGCGGCGGCAAGGGTGAACCTTGCAAAGCTGCTCGGAGAAGAAAAAGACGACTGCCGCGGGGGAGAGCGCTCCCCCGCAGCGGCGGAACAGGAGCAAGGGGACCATGGCAGATGTAAAGCTGAAGGATAAAAACGGCGCGCTGTCGACCTATGCGGGGGTGCGGCGCGTGGCGCTGCCGACCGGGGAGGGCACTGCCGTTTTTTATGACCGCGAGCCGATTGAAAAAACGGTGCAGCTTGCCTTTTCCGGGGACGATACGGCGCAGACGGTGGAGGCGGAGGCGGGCAAGAGCTTTTCCTCCGTGACAATCGAAAAGCCCGCGGGGCTGCTTGCCGGCAATATCCGCACGGGGGTGAGCATTGCGGGCATTGACGGAACGCTGAATCCGGACGCCTATCAGGCAAAGCTGGCAGTATGGGGAGATGCAACGGGCAAGGGCAACATCATCGCCACGCCGGACTATCACGGCATCCGTGTTTGGGGTCCGGGAGATAAGAACATTTCCTGGGTGGATGCGCCGTACAAGCATGTGTTTTCGCAGATGCAGACGCTGGATGAGGATCTGAATACGGGGCTTGCGTTTTGGGCAAACGGCATCATGACGCGCAGCGAGAATTGCCTCTCCGAGATCTTTGCGGGGGCAGGCACGGCGCTTTTCATGGATGAAGCACACCCGGTGCCCATCCCGACGGTGACGGATACGGACGCAAGGAACTGGACGGGGCTGCGCGCGATGCTGATGCGAACGCTGGAGAATCTTCCGGACTTTTGGATGCATCGGCTGTTTCAGGACGCTGCGGACTATGGCACGGATCATACAAGCGAGGACAAGGAGATGTCAGATAATTATCTGTCAATCCACGGGAAAAAGACCTTTCCGTTTGTGTGGTATCCCGGTGCGGCGGACGGGACCTATACCGCCGCATACACCGTGCAGGAGCCGACGGGGCAGCTGCCGAGCTACGAGGACGGCTTTGTGTTCTATGAGGGCGACACGGGCCGCGGCATTGTGTGTGCAAATTTCAATGCTTCGGAAACGCTCGGGCTGAGCGCACCGGTATTTATCGGAGTGTTCGGTGCGGCGATCCTTTGGCGCAGCGAAGGAGCGCAGACGGTTCCGCAGGCATTCATGCAGCAGTTTGAACCGAACTGGGACTTTGGCGATGTTTCCCTTGCGCAGGGCTGGAATCTGAGCACCTACTCCCAGGGAACCTTTGTAACCGCGCCGACGACGCTTGCGCAGGCAAAGGCAATGATCGAGGAGAACTTCGGGAATTTCGACCCTGCATGGCTGCCCTTTGACGCAATGGACGAATACACAAAATCGTTCTTTGCGCCGATTTCGGGAACGAAATACAAGCGTCTCGGAAACGATGCGCTGCGGATCGAATTCAATCTCTACGGAAAGGACGGGAGCAATGGCTAAGAGCACACTTGCAACGGTGATCCTGCCGTCCCCGCATTATTCAAGCCGCTGCGGCAGACGCATCGACCGCATCACGATCCACCATGCGGCGGGCATCGCCTCGGCAAGGACGCTGGGGCTGCTCTTTCAGAACCCGGCGCGCGGCGGCTCCGCCAATTACGGCATCGGAAACGACGGGGAGATCGGCTGCTATGTGGACGAAAAATACCGCGCCTGGACCTCCGGCAGCGATGAAAACGACCGCAGGGCGGTGACCATTGAGGTATCAAACTGCAAAGCCGGGGGCGACTGGCCCGTGAGCGACAGGGCATATGATGCGCTGATCCGGCTTTGCGCCGACATATGCCGCCGCAACGGGATCGGGGCGCTGCGCTTTACCGGAGACAAAACGGGCAATCTTACCATGCATCGGTATTTTCAGCCGACGGCATGCCCCGGGGAATATCTCGCGCGGCGCTTCGGGGCGATTGCCGAGGCGGTGAATGCAAAGCTGAGAGGAGAGGAACCGATGACGGCAGAAGAAAAAAGAGCGTTTGAAACGCTGGAAAAGCAGGCGGGGGCAACCGTTGACACGGTGGAGCAGGCGCCCGCATGGGCAAAGGAGACGCTGAAAAAGCTGACAACACGCGGCATTTTACAGGGAGACGGCACCTCGCTGCGGCTTTCCGAGCAGATGGTGCGCATGCTTGTGATACTGGACCGTGCGGGCATGTTCGGCGGCTGAGACAAAAACGAAAGGAGCAAACAGCAATGAAGAAACTGAATCTAAGAGGTGTGACCCCTGCGACCTGGGCGCGCCTGGCGGCGCTTATTCTGGCGCTTTGCAATCAGGTGCTTGCCATCTTCGGCAGGGAGGCGCTGCCGATCTATGAGGAAACGCTGACGCAGATCGTGACGGTGGGGCTGACGCTTTGCGCAAGCTTTGCCGCATGGTGGAAAAACAATTCCTTCACCGCGCCGGCACAGGCGGCGGACGAATATAAGGAGGAGCTGAAGCTTTCCGAAAAAGAGGACGGTAAAAAATGAGCGCCGAGGGAAACAGCTGCCCCTGCCCGCCCGTGCGCGAGCTGCAGAGGCAGATGGAAAAGGTGAACGAGAAGATCAGCGAGGACCGGCAGGAGCTTGCGAGGATGAAGCAGCAGCTGCAGAGCATTGAGGACAGGGTGATGCGCGTGGACAAAAAGATAGACGCCCTCGGCGAGCGGCTGGAGAAGCGCTTTTGCGGCATGGAGGACAAGCTCTCCGCACTTGCGCTGCGCCCCGCCGCACGCTGGGAGGAGGCGGTCAAGACCGCCATCGGCGTTGTCATTACGCTGCTGCTTTCCTATGTGGCGGTGCGATTGGGGGTCGGATGAGATGCGATCGGATCACAAGCTGACACAGGCATTTTTACCGCATCTTGAGCAGGGCATGCGCACGGAGGAAAAAATTGCGGCGCTTGCGGACAGCCTTGCCGCATTGCAGCAGACGCTTTCTTTTTTGCTTTCGCACCTTTGCACGGAAAATTTCGGAGAGGCGGGGCTGCGGGATACGGTGCTGCGCCCAAAGGATGAGGAAAGCGGGGCGCAGTGGAGCTTTCGCGGCGGGCATTTGTATTATAATGGGCAAAAGCTGCTCTGAAAGGGGGAAACGGCATGGCTAAAAATCGATTGCCGCAGGCGTGCTGCGCGCAAGGTGTGATCCGGCGGACGATCACGGCGTTCCCCGGCTTTGCAAAAAACCGCACCTTCGGCACGGATGGTATTGACGACATGCAAAATATGTCCTGCGCCGCATATCCTGCGCTGTCAACGCGTGCGCCGCGCATCGGCTCGGATGAAACGGAGCAGCCGCAAAGCGCAAAGTTTCGTGCGGTTGCGGAGTTTGAAAATCGCGTGTATACCGTGGAGGGCGACGGCATTTATTACAGAAGCGGTCCGCTGACCCCACAATCGCGAAAGGTCAAGCGCTGCAGCGCCGTCTTTGATTCAAATGAGCGCAGTACTGCGGCATTGTCCGGTGCGCTGCTTATCATGCCGGACGGAATCGTGATCCCGAAGCAGGGCGCAGTTAAAAAACTGAATTACAGCTTTTCGGTAATGATGACAAAGCTCGTTTCGGACGAAACGGGCGATGCGCTCTATCTTGCGGGGGCCGACGCGGCGGCGATTCGGCAGGGGGACCGCGTTACGATCTATGCCTATGATAATTCGGGCGAGCAGCCGACCTACGGCGAAAAGCTGTGCACCGTGACCGTGCGCGGAATCGAAAAGAAAAGCGCATCGGAATATATTTTGCGCACGGACAGGCAAAGCGCCTCCGAAAAAATCACCGGGGAAGAAATCGAGCTGTATTTTGTGCATACGGCGCGGCCGTATGCGTTTATGACGGTTTGCGATAACCGCATTTGGTCATGCAGCCCCTATGGGCAAATCAATGCGTCGTGCCTCGGAGATCCGTTTAATTATGATCGGTTTGACGGGCTTTTGTCCGATGCATGGACCTTTGATTTCGGCAGAGAAATGCGGTTTTGCGCGGCGTATACCTTCGGGGATCGCCCCGTTTTTTTCACGGAGCATTCCATCACGCAGGTTTACGGAAGCGACCCGTCGGAATATTCCGTGCAGACAAAAGAATGCAACGGTGTGTTAAGCGGCTGCGAAAAATCCATTGCGCAGGCGGGGGACTGCCTGTATTGGCTGTCGCCGCGCGGCGTTGTGCGCTATAACGGCGCGTCGGTGCAGCTGATTTCGCAAAGCCTTGGGCAAATGCAGCTGAGGGACGGGGTTGCCGCAAGCGACGGGCGGTTTTATTATCTTTCCTGCAAGGCAGACGGCGCAAAGCGTCTGCTTGTCTATGATACGCTTTTGGGCACATGGACGGCGCAGGACGACATTGCTTTGTTTGGCTATACGCAAAATGCAGAAAGCGGCGGCATTGTTTTCTTTACCGAAAAAGGCAATTTGCTTTTTGTTTCATCGGGCAAAGACGGCAGCCTGACTGCGCAGCAGGGCGAAAGCTTTTCCTGGTATGTGGAGTTTTGCGATCTTTGCGGCAGGGAGACGGAAACGCTTTATACGGCAAACGAAAGCCATTTGCATGCGTTTGCGGTACGTATGGAGCTTGCGCAAAATACTGCGGTGAAGCTCTATGTCGGCTGCGACGGCGCCGCGCCTTATCTTGCCGCCGACTGCACGGCGCAGGGAAAGAATAAAGGAAAAGCCCTGTTTTATATTCCGCTTTCTCCGCATCGTGCCGATCGGTATTCCCTACGCATTGAGGGACAGGGCGCGGCTGTGCTGCACAGCATCACGCGGATTTATCATGCAGGCAGTGCGATTCATACGGGCGCTGCGGTCAAAATCAAACAGTGAAACGGAGGAACACGGAATGAATCAAAAAGGGGTCGGCACTTATTCTTATGAGAATGTGCGTCGGCGTGCGCAGGAGCTTGGGTATGCGCTGAGCGATGCGGATGATCGCCTGGCGCGGCAGAACCCGTCTGCCGGCATGACGATTCTGCAATATCAAAAGGATTATAACGATGCGCGCAGCGATGCAGGGCGCGCGCTTGCCCATCAGCTTGCGCAAAACATCAGGCAGCAGTACGGCGGATATACGGCAGGCGCGGACGGCAGCGGATATGCGCTGGACGATAAGGCGCCGGGCGATTATGCATGGAACCCGGAGGAGAATGCGGGATATCGGCAATACCGTGCAGCGGCACAGCGGCAGGGGCAGCGCGCAAGCGACGATGCCATGACGCAGGCGGCAAAGAGAACAGGCGGCATTCCCTCCTCTTATGCCGTAACGGCGGCGACGCAGGCGGGGCAGGCATATGCCTCAAAAATTGCGGATGCGGAGGAAAGCTTTCGCCGGCAGGACAGGCAGGAATATCTCGACAATTTGAAATGGCATCAGGCAAATGCGGAAAACACTGCTGCGGCGCAGCAAACCGAGCGCTATCGCCGCGCGCAGCTTGCGCTGCAAATGAAGGATTATGAAACGCTGGAGCGGCTCGGCTTTGATACGGCCGTGCTGCGTGCAGCCATGGGCGACTGAACGGCGCAGATCAAAAAAGAAAAAAGGACGCGTAGCACCGATACGCGTCCTTTTTTAAAAGGGAGAGGAGACAAAATATGCCATATATGGAAAATGCGGCAAACGCAAAGCGGAATTTGACCGCCCCGCGCAACAGAATTTTCGAGGATGTTGATACGCAGCAGGCGTTTTTTGCGGGGCAGGCAGCGCTGCAGGCGGCCGACAAAAAAAGCGTGATATCCGAAGAAAAAGCAATGCGCGCCCAAACCGTATCCGAGCAGGCATTGCAGGCAGCAGACCTTGCAACGGTTCGATATCAGCTGGCGGCGAATTTTGCAAATCATGAAGCCATGCAGCAAAGCCGCGCGCAGCAGCTGGAGGCAGCTCGAAATGCGCGGCGGGCAGCGACGGATGCCGTGCTGGCGCGGGCCGATTCCGAGCGCAGCAAAGGCCGCATTCCGGGGGCGGCGCGCCATGATTCTCTTTTTTATGCCGCAGATCTTTCCGCGGCAGGGCACCCCAGCTCAAAGGCGCCGGATAAGGCAGATACCGATCTGCTCGGAGCGATTGCGGCGGCAGCCGTCCTTCAGGCGGCACAGGCGCACAATGCACGGATACCAAGCGGGGCGGATACCGTTTTCGAACCGAGCGACGAGCCGCCCGCCGCGCGGGATACATTAACCGCGCTGCCGCGCGCCATGGAGCAAACGGTCGGCGATGCCCCGCGGCGGGCGGCATTGCTTGCAGAGCCGCAGCAGCGTATTGTGCAAACGCGTGCGCCGTATGTCGCCGATGCGCAGATTGAAGCCGATGCAGAATATGAGAGCCGGATCAATCGCAAAGCGGAAGAGACGGCAGAGGCGAAAGAAAAATATGAAGCGGCGGCGCACAGCCTGCAGGAGCTGGATGAAAAAATCAAGGCGGCAGAAGCGGTATTCGTGCAGGAAAACCATGCATATCGGGAAACGCCGAGCGAACTGCGGTATAACAGCCTTCGTGCGGCAGCGGAGAATTATCAGAATTTGCTCGGGCAGTATTTTCGCGCATATCAGCATCTGCCAAGCCTGCAAAAGGCTTATGAGAAAAGCTCAGCGCAGCTGCAAAAAGCGGACGCATATATTACAAGGGTTGAAAAACAGCGCGCCTATCAGAAAACAACGGTGCGGCCCGAGGCTGCGGTAAAAGCGGATATTGCCGCGCTGAATGCCGAAATCGAAGGATATGAAAATATTGTATATGGACTGAAAGTAAAAAGGCAGGAAGCTCAAAGCGGCACATATGACAGAGAAATTCTTGAGAACGAATTAAAAATTAAACAGATCGAAGAGGTCAAAAAGAAATATGAGGAGGAGCTTTCCTGGGCGCACTATTTTTCCTATGACGATTTGCGAAACCGGGCTGATTTTGCAGAGCTGAGCCAATACCAGAAGGACCCGAGAGACGGGACAACAAAGGATCCCTGGTATTCGGCGCTATATGAGGCGATGAACGGGAACAAAGAGGCACGGGACTATATTGCGCAAGAGGTTGCAGATGCCGGCGGCGGATTCCGAAACGATCTGAGCGCCCCCCTGATATTTTATAATATTTCGAAAGAAGGCAGAGGAGAAACCGCTTTTTCAAAGGCGGAGCAAACACAATTTTTCAACTACTATTACCGCAAATACGGGAAAGAGGCGGCGGAAAAGTTTTATGAGGAGCGACTGCGGGACGACCTCATGCTGCAGCAAAGAGAGGAAAGCGAGCGGAAATGGAGGGAGTTTGCCACAAAAAATGCCGGGACGGCAATTCTTGCAACCATCGGCTCGGTTTTGGAATCTCCGATGAAGGGCGCAAGCTATCTGATGCAGCTTGCCGATTACCTGGAGGACGGGAAAATCGACGAAAACGCGGCCTACAATAACTTTTCCCGCTGGAACACCGCCACGCGGGACGCCATCATGGAGAAAATGAACCGCAGCGGCACCTGGGGAAAGGTCGGCAGCTTTGCCTACGGCGTCGGCACAAGCATGGCGGATTTTGCCTGGCAGACGCTGCTCTCCGGCGGGTTTTCCGCTGCCGGATCTGCCGCAGCGAAAAGGATCTCGGAGGCCGTTGCCCTCGGCATTATGGGCACGGGCGCCGCGGCGGACGCAACGATTGCGGCAAAGGACCGCGGCCTTACGGACGACCGGGCGTTTGCACTCGGCACGATTGCAGGGGCAGCGGAAATCCTGACGGAGAAATTCAGCGTGGAGGCGCTCCTTGAGGGCGTAGGAAATAAGCGCGTATGGCAATATATTCTCAAGAATGCGTTCACGGAGGGCACCGAGGAGGTCGGCAGCGATGTGATCAACTTCTTTGCCGATGTGCTGATTGCCAAGGATAAAAGCCAATGGGAGGAAGCCATCCGCGGCTATGAGGCGGACGGAAAGAGCGAAAAGCAAGCGTTTCTCTTTGCGGTGCGCGACCAGGCGCTTTCCATGGGCGAAAGCTTCCTCGGCGGCTTTCTTTCCGGCGGGACCATGGCGGCGGTCGGCGCAGGGGTCACTGTCGGCAGCACAAAAAAATGGCAGCGTTCCGAGTATCGAGAGGCGGGAAAACGGCTGCGGGAGAGCGGCAGCGACACGGTTGAGCGTATGATCGGCGGCGCGCAGACAATGCAGGAGCAGCCGCAGATCAAGCTGCTGGCGAATCAGCTTGCGGCAAAGCAGCGGGAGAAAACGCTTTCCGATGAAGAGATCGGGCGGCTGTTTTATGCAATTATGGAGAGCGGGGATACGGTTTCAAAACGGCCCCTGCAAGCATCGGAGCAGACGGCGCCCGGGGAAACAAAAGGCGAAAATGCCGAAGAAAAATCCGTACTTTCAAAGCTTTATGATGCGGATTTGCAGCGTGCGGCGGGTGCGGAGCAGCAGGGCGCGCCGGATATAGCAGAGAAAAGCGCCCCCTCCGGACAGGATGGGACGCAGGACGGCGCAACGGCGGAAACATATGCACAGATGCAGGAGAAAACAGCGGTCAATACCGACCCCGCAACGCATACGCAGGCGGAGCAGGCAATCATAGAGGAATATCAAAAAAGTGTTGACCCGGATCTGGTCGAATATGCCGAGGGGGTGAAAAACGGGGCACAGGTCGGAAAAAGCTATTCGTTTGGCAGTATTCCTCAAAGACTGCAGCAGGATATTCGTCGGCTACTTCAGGTCGATACTTCTCAATACAGCAATGAGTTGACAATGGATGACACACGACACATTCTCAAAAGACATGGGGAAAACGGCGTGCACGACAGAAGCATGCGTAATTTGGAAGATATAGGGCGTATTCCGTATGTTGTTGAAAATTATGACGGGATCGAAAAGCTTCCGGATATAACGGCAGCAGTCAGCAATGCGGACGGAACACCGGCGCCCATGTTAAAGCTACGGAAAAAAGTCAACGGTACTTTTTATGTGGTTGAGGCAGTGCCGGTTTCTGCCGCAAAGCGGTTAAGAATCATTTCGGCTTATATGGATTCTGCAAAAAAAGGGCAGAAGCTCAACCAAGCGCTGAACATGAAGGTAACCTCCCCGCAGCCTACGTCCGAAACGCCTCTTGGTTCTGTTGCTTCTGCTGAACCCAGTATAGCACGAGGAGAGAGCAGGGTCAAGAAAAACCGTTCGACAAAATCAGACAAAACAGGTGTTCAAAAAGCGGTAGATGCGCTGTATGAGGCGGACACAACC